ATGAGCAACAGCAAGTTTAATCAACAGCAGCTTGAAGAACTGGCAAAGCTGGAAGCGATGTCGGATGACGATATCGATACGGCAGATATACCCGAGGCGCCCGTCGAAAACTGGATGCATGCCAAGCGTGGTGCGTTCTACCGCCCGATCAAGCAGCCTGTGACGATCCGGCTGGATGCGGATATTCTGGCCTGGTTCAAGGAACATGCCGAGAAAAGCGGTTATCAGACGGAGATAAACCGCGTGTTGCGGCAGCATGTAACCGAGGCGGAAAAGAAGCGGGCCTGATCCGACTTTCGGCTGAACTGGCGCGTTAGCGCACTGATTTGAAGTAACAGCTGACTTTGTCTGCAACGCCTTTGCATTGCGGGCTTTCGGCGTTCTCATAAAGGATCATTCCATGCGATTTTTTGGTTCTCTGCCGTGGCGGCGCCCGGTGGGGCGTGGACCTGTGCGCGAAGAAAAGGCGGCGGGTGGGTTTCTGGTGCTGTCTGGCGAGGCGGGGCGGACGCATTGGTCGGGGCGCGGATATGGTGCGCTGTCTCGCGAAGGGTTCATGCGCAACCCGGTGGCGCACCGGGCAGCGCGGATGGTGGCGGAGGCTGCGGCGTCTGTCAGTTGGTTGCTGTATGAGGGTGACGCTGAGATTGGCGAGCATGCGCTGTTGCGGCTGCTGGCGCGTCCCAACGGGCAGATGAGCGGGCCTGATTTCTTTGAGGCGCTCTACGGGCATCTGCTGCTCTCCGGCAATAGCTATATCGAGCCGCTGATGGTGGGCGAGCGGTTGCGGGAGCTGCATCTGCTGCGGCCCGATCGCGTCAGCATCATCGAGGGGGCGGATGGCTGGCCTGCGGCGTTCGACTACCGGGCCGAGGGCCGGGCGGCGCGGCGGATTGCGGCGGATCGGGATGGGCTGGGGCTGCTGCACCTGAAGCTGTTCAACCCCCTAGATGACCATAATGGGTTTTCGCCGCTGGCGGCGGCTGGGGCGGCGCTGGATTTGCACAATGCGGCGAGCATCTGGAACAAGCGGTTGCTGGACAATTCGGCCCGCCCCTCGGGTGCGTTGGTCTATCAGCCCAAGGAGGGCGGCAATCTTTCCACCGACCAGTACGAGCGGCTAAAGCGGGAGCTGGAGGAAGGCTATGCAGGCGCGGTGAATGCCGGGCGTCCGCTGCTTTTGGAAGGCGGGTTGGACTGGAAGAGCATGGGGCTTTCGCCGAAAGACATGGACTTCATGGAGGCCAAGAACGGGGCTGCCCGCGACATCGCGCTGGCACTCGGCGTGCCGCCCATGCTGCTGGGCATTCCCGGTGACAATACCTATGCGAATTACCAGGAGGCTAACCGGGCTTTTTACCGGCTGACGGTGCTGCCGCTGATCAATCGGACGGCGGCGAGTTTGTCGGCTTGGCTGGCACCGTTGTTTGAGGGTGCGTTGCGGCTGGAGCCGGATCTGGATCGGATTGCCGGACTGTCTGGCGAGCGTGATGCACTGTGGGCGCGGGTGGGGGCTGCGGGGTTCCTGAGTGATGAGGAGAAGCGTGAGGCGGTGGGGTATTGATGGGGGGGCGGCTGGGTTATCTCTCCCCTTGTGGGAGAGAAAGCGATTTCAACACCTTAGCCAAAGGCTAAGTGTTAGAAATCGCAAGTGAGGGGTTTTCCCTCGGCGCAAGCGGCAAACCCCTCACCTAGAAAATCTACGACTTAGCTTTCGCTAAGATCGTGATTTTCTGTCCTCTCCCACAGGGGGAGAGGTAAACCCGGCGGCACCGTTGAACCACTTTCTAAACAACCGGAATCCATCTGTGAAGGTTTCCCCTCAACCGGTTCCAATGACTCGAGAAAAGCGCACACATCCTCATGGCGGGTGCAGGGCAGCCGCTGTGCAACGTATTCTACTCTAACCCGGAATGATTACCCATGTCTGAATTTGCCAATGAGGGCGGCATTTGGGCTGCTCGATTTACCGGGGCGGTGGCGGGAGCTGGCGTTTCGCTGATCTATCTTCTGCCCCAGACGCACCGCGAGGCGGCCAGCCGGTTTCTGACGGGGCTCGCTTGCGGCATGATCTTCGGCGGGCCGGTGGGGGTGTGGATCGTCAAGCGGCTGGATATTGCCGATGGTCTCTCGGGTCAGGACGTGATGCTGACCGGCTCCGCCGCCGCCAGCCTCTGCGCCTGGTGGGGGCTGGGCGTGATGGTGCGCATTGCCGAGCGTTATGCCGCACGGCCTTAAGCCTGATTACGGGCCTTATATGCGTTGCGACGTGCTGATCAGGCTGAAAAGCAGGTGAATTCTGTGATGCGGCCTCCAGCGCTAAGCACTTTGCCGCTTTTCGAGTCCGCATTGAAAATAACGTATCTGGTTTGCGGGCATATCAAATCCAGTGATTTTTTGTAGCACTGAAGAGTGTTGACCTTTCGTTCGATGCCACCGTCCCAAATGGTACGATTGAATTGGATGTTTTCGCTGCACTTGAACCCTCTGCGCGTTGCTTTGGTTCGGGCTTCCTCCAGGCTGAGGCCAACAGTATCCAGCCTGTTGATTTCATTGTCATGCCAGGACTCAGGAATTTTGGTCAGTCCGCAACCGTTCAAGGTCAGGCACGCAATCAACAGTAATGAAGTACGAAACACGTTTTCTCCCATCGCCAATGGTTTGACGGAGTGAACCGATAAACGCCACGGCGACGGGATGCAAGACAGCCTGTGGTTGCTGTCGACAAGGCGGTAATGATGCAGTCCCGCCACGCCCAACAGCATCACCTTTTCTTACAAATAGCAGGAGAATTTCATGCACGTTTATCGCGGGCCGCGGCCTGCTACGCGCAAATTTGCCAGCCTGGAGCTGCGCGGCATTGCCTTTGATGGGGTGTTTTCCGGTTATGCCAGCGTGTTTGGCGAGGTGGATCTGGGGCGCGATGTGATCGAGCCGGGGGCCTTCAGGCGATCCATCGAGGAGCGCGGTGCCTCGGGGATTCGCATGCTGTACCAGCACGACCCGGCCCAGCCGATTGGCGCGTGGCGCACCATTCGCGAGGATGAGCGAGGGCTTTATGTCGAGGGGGTGCTGGCACCGGATGTGGCGCGGGCCAAGGAGGTGCATTCGCTGATGAAGACGGGTGCGCTGGACGGGCTGTCCATCGGCTTTCAGACGGTGCGGGCGGGCAAGGCTTCGCGCGGCGGTATTCGCCGCATTCTGGAGGCCGACCTCTGGGAAATCTCCGTCGTGACCTTTCCCATGCTGCCATCTGCCCGGGTTTCCAACGTCAAGCAGGCGCGGTTCTTTCGCGACCGGGAGACGGAGCTGGTGCGGACGATGCGCCGGGCTGCGAAGAGTTTGGCGGGGGATGCTTTTCGGCGGTGATGGGGTTTGGGAGGCCCGTCGTCTCGCCCTCATTCCTGTGCTCGTCACAGGAATCTAGCCAGCCCAAGTCCTTGGGCTGAAGGGAGTCTTTTCGTCGCGCAGACGCGCGTCGGCTGGATCCCTGTGACGAGCACAGGGATGAGGGAAGAAAGCACGTCCGCGCCAAGGAAGAGTCTTTTGCATCGCAGACGCGATGCTGCTGGGCCCCGGATCAAGTCCGGGGTGACGGTGGGGAGGCGGGCTTCGTCTTTCATTTCTTACCAATCAACAGAGGAAAACCACATGACGGAACAGACAGTAGCACCGCAGATCAAGGCCGTACCGGATACGATGACGGCGGCGTTTGATGATTTTATGGAGGCGTTCGAGGCCTTTCGCGAGACCAATGACGAGCGGCTGGGGGATATCGAGCGCAAGATGAGTGCGGATGTGCTGACCCGTGAAAAGCTTGATCGTATCGACAAGGCGCTTGATGACAACAAGAGGGTGATGGACGAGCTTTCGCTGAAGAAGGCGCGGCCTGCGCTGGGGCGCAAGGGTGCGGCCAATGCGGAGACGGAAGAGCACAAGGTGGCGTTCGAGGCCTATATTCGCCGGGGTGATGAGGGCGCGCTGCGTGATCTGGAGGCCAAGGCGTTTTCCAGCAGCGCGGGCGCGGATGGCGGGTATCTGCTGCCCAACGAGACCGATAGCGACATCGGCAGACGCATGGCGGTGGTGTCGCCGATGCGTGCGTTGGCCACCGTGCGGCAGGTTTCTGGTGCCGTGCTGAAAAAGCCGTTCGCGCCGAGCGGCATGGCGACCGGTTGGGTTTCCGAGACGGCGGCGCGACCGCAGACCAACACGCCCCAGCTTTCCGAGCTGACCTTCCCGACCATGGAGCTTTACGCGATGCCGGCGGCAACGCAGGGGCTGCTGGACGATGCGGCTGTCGATATCGAGGCATGGATTGCCTCCGAGGTTGATGTGGCTTTTGCCGAGCAGGAGGGCACGGCCTTCATTTCCGGCGACGGCGTGAACAAGCCGAAGGGGCTACTGGCCTATGACATGGTGGCGAATTCGGCCTGGGAGTGGGGCAAGATCGGTTATGTGGCGACAGGGGCTGCAGGCGCATTTGCCTCCTCCGGGCCGCTGGATGTGCTGATCGACACGGTCTATGCGCTGAAAGCCGGGCATCGCCAGAATGGCAGCTTCCTGATGAACCGCAAGACGCAGTCCACCTTGCGCCGGGCGAAGGACAACACCGGCAATTATCTGTGGCAGCCGCCAGCCTCTGCGGGCCAGGCGGCGCTTTTGATGGGCTTTCCGGTGGCGGAGGCCGAGGACATGCCGGATGTGGCGGCGGGCAGCACCTCGATTGCGTTTGGTGATTTCCGTGCCGGGTATCTGGTGGTGGACCGCACGGGTATTCGTATTCTGCGTGATCCCTATTCGGCCAAGCCTTATGTGCTGTTTTATACGACCAAGCGTGTGCGCAATATTAGCATTGTACACATTTTAAGAAAAAAGCTTTATGCCAAAAAACTTGTGAAAACAGATGCTTGAACTAAATCATTGCTCGCCCTGAAAACTCAACGGCGTTAACCCTGGGTTGTGTAAACAACTTATAGGAGTTAAGTAAATGGGTTTTAAGGTCTGGGGTAAGATCGATGGCAAGCGTTTCGAACAAGTGTTTTCAAGTGCTGCGGAGTGGCGTGCAGAGCGCAGCATGATTGAACGTGTTGCAGCAGTTGTTGTGTTGGGAATGGCGAGTGTTGAGGTATGAACATGCACGACATCTGCATCCGAGTGTTGACGACAGCACGCGTTAGTTTGTTGTTCGACGCTCCATTCTTCGGGAACCTTGTCACGCGCATGGCGCTGATTTCAGATGACAAATGTTCGAATATGCGAGGCCACTTTTTTGCCCTAACGTTCAATCCGGCGTTCGTCCGGTCCCTTACCCCTCTGACTCTTCGCAACAGAATAAAACTGGAAATCCTTTACTCAATTGAAGAGCGAATGATTGGCGACACGCTACGCTCCACAGTACAGCAGCATCCAGACGGCGAAACTCAGGCTATCGATAAGGACGTGCTGGCAGCCATTATTTCTGCTGCCGTGGCTGTGAACTGCGCTGGAATACCAGACTGGATTTTGAATTGGATAGATGAATGCGCGAGACCAATTGAAGAAAACGATCAATGGTGTTTTTGAGACTTTCCTCACCCTCCGACCTCCGCATATGGGCTGCGGATCAAGCGGGATGAGGATTTCAATCCAACCAACCGGCTGTCCGAATATGTCAGCGCGGCAAGGCGTGAACGGCGCGTGGTCGAAATTTAGTTATCGTTGTCGCCGGGCAGCTTGGCCGGTTCAACTTCGGCCAAGCGCTTCAGCAGGATGCTGAAAGAATCGTCAGTAGGCACGGTTTGAGATGAAGCAGATCGCGAGGTCTGCTTTATCATGTCGTGACTGAGATATCTTGCCAGTCGATGTGGCTGGTTCTGCATGAAATTTCCCTTGGTTCCCCGGCTACTAAATGACGAGGTCAACTTTAGGTTCCGCTCAAATAGGGACTTAAGTCCTAACCCGTTGCGAACACGATGAGAAAAACTCAATGGCGAGGATGGTCCTGAGCGCCGGATTAGCGCCTCATGATAAAGCCCAAGCAGTGGAGCATCTGCTTGGGCTTCGTTCGTAAGGAGTAAAACATGGCGTGCTTTAGCGGATATTTATGTCCCGGCTTAATTTCGTTGCGCCCGCATCGCGTCAAGCTGCAACTGCATCACCCACTGTTCTTTGGTGAGAATGCATTTCGATGTCGCTCCTGACAATTCGCTCGGTGTTGCACGTGGCTTGCGTTGGATCAGATTGGCGTCGAATGCTAAATTACCGGCTTGCCAAGGCAACGTTTCGTCTATCCGGCAAAAGCCGCCACTCGCATATATCACGCCGATTATCTGGATGAGGTTGGCAGTGCGGACAAATTCGTTGAAGTCGTCTTGCGTCAAGTTCCATGGCTCACCACGGCTATAGTGACGGACGGCGCGGAGGGAGCAAAAAACGCTTTCGAATTTGGTTTGCTTGGGCATGGTTGCCTTCTTGAAATACCGGTAAGACATCATTGCCCCACCAGCTGAGCAATCGGGACCACAGACCGGGGTTTGGATTAGTGATCCGCGTTATTTACTGCCGCCATTCAAGTGCAGGCGGGGGTAATAGAATGATTAGACCCATAAAAATAGAACAGGCATTACACTGACGAAGTAATAGATTGATTAGATCCATATACATATATGTATATGGACCCAACCAGTCCATCATTTCATCAGCGCAAAGCGCTGGCGGCTTCACGCATCGCTTCGCGTTTTTCGTTGGCACTCAAATCCGCTCATCTCTGCTACTCGCGGTCGCTTGCGCTCCTTCCGAATTGGGAAGTGATTACTTGTCTGTTGTCTGCGACGCTTGTGGTCGCTCCGCTCCCGGTTTCCGTTTAGGTTATTGAGTGTGTTGTCTCCGACGGGTCAGGGTTTCCGTCTGGCACTTCGTGAGGGTTCCGTTTTGGGGTTTAGTGAAAAACGCGCAGCTCGCCAGCCGTAATCCACATGCCGAAAAACGGGCTGGAAACACGTCAGAGAGCGTCACTGGCTGCGTCCGTGCGGTCCCAGCAACAACGCGCTTGCCCTACGCTGCCGCGCTGTACGGCGCTCTATGACTGGTTCTGAATGTGCAGAAAAAAATCGCAAAGCCGAACCGTTGGCAGTAACATAAATAAATCGGCAGCAATGCCAATGTTATCTCCAATAACATGGACCCGGATCGACGCTCAACACGATCCGGGTCAATACATTTTAATAATGACATCGTAAGAGCCAATATTTTATACTGAAAAAGTAAATACAGAATACAGCGTTGTTGAGCCAATCGCTGATTATTATTGGAGATATTTTATGAATTACCCACCAAAGCCTATCAAAGCGTCAGCTATCGACGTCATCCGTGCTATCACAAAGCAATCTGATCCTGTTGCAGTTTCCGCAGCTGTAGATGCTGCGCTTCTCGCACAGTACGCAAATGCACGCACCTATCAACTTCTCAAGAAGCGCACGTTCAATCTATCACCCGAAGAGTTCTTCGCGCTTATCACTCCAAGCCGCCGCCAGCGTATGGAGCAGCGCATGGCTGAAGGCCGTTTTGAGCGCTTCATGAAATCCAATTACGGTTACGTACTGACGTGGAAATCCCGCGCGGCATTTAAAGCTGGTGTGATGGACGCATCCACACCCTGCTACGTCAATCGTGAAGACGCTGAACGTGCTTGTCAGTTTGGCCCAGGTGACGAACACACCGCCGACAGCAAAGACCTTATCCGCAAGTCCCGAACTGGCAAAAAAGCCAGCGATGCTACACGAGCGAAAATGTCCCGCTCAAAGGTGGGCAAGAAGCTTGATGCCGAAACCTGCGCAAAAATTAGCGCTGGTCTGAAAGGCAGAGCCAAGTCTCCAGAGCAGATTGAAAAGATGCGTGAAGCTGCAAAGGCCCGATGGGCAAAGAAGCGTGTAGAGGAGAACCGCCCGTAACAAAGGGGCGGTTCCAAGTATCAGACGCCATAAACTGCCTCAAATTTGAAAACCTAATAAATACGACAGAAGAAATACAAGAAGGAGCAAACTCCCATGGAAGACAATTCCAAACTAATTGCGGACATTAATTATGCGATAGAAGCGCTTGATAAGGCCATTAAACATTACGAAGCCGATTGCACACAATCTCAGTTGCAGAGCGTAGAACAAGCTAATCGAAAAACGTTTATTTACCCTCATAAGATCATCGCGAATTTTCGCTCGGTCATCCGCGCTGTTTACGAAGAAAGAGAGACTGCCACAAGCACGGCACAAGTTCTCAACTTCGGTGAGGAGAACCGCAATGGCTAGGAAGGGTGAAAAGACCAGCGCAGATACACGCGCAAAGATGGCCGCAGCGCATAAGGCACGTCGGGCCAATATCAGAAACCAACTTGCCGCCAGTGAAGTTTGCAGCGTTGAAGCAGATAAAGACGGTCAGCACGTAATCGATAACTGCCATCGACGTTGCAAGACAGTCAGCTTGTGGTCACGCATCAAGGAACTCGTGCGAGGTGCGCGATGAGCGACACAACAGTTTTTAATATCAATATTTTCATCGGCCTCGACAAAGAAGATAATCCAGAGCCTCCACAAGAACCCGCACCATCTGCACCAAAGCGTCTTGACCCAATCTCGGAGCTGAAAGCCGCTGCGGGACCGGTTGTGCTGCAATATAAGGTGCGTTTTCAGAACTCGAATATTCCATTTCTCGATTTCAGCCGTGGTGATCGCCGCTGGCTTGGTCTGCTGTTGCAAGACCTTCAACGCATCTACATCGCAAGTCCAACTGATGCTGTGATCATGGGCACTAAGGCTTCCGTTCGCAATCGCTATCAGCAGGCGCAGACATGGCAGGAGTTTATCGATGGGATGGTCGCAGACAAAGTGACAAAGGGTTTCGATTTCACCGCAGGCCAGTTGAAGCATTTGCCTAAGCTGATCGAGGCGCTAAGCAAAGGAACGAAACTTGCTGGCTGTGGTCGTCTGGAGTTCGTTGATGAGAATGGGAAGGTGCTTTGATGAGCACCTATGAGCCGATCATCATCAACGGCAAAACCGTGTTCGTGCCGACATCGCAACCCGCTCAGCCAATTATGCCGAAAGCTCCTGTGAAGGGTAAAGTGCCTTACGCAAAACATGTCGGTCGCCGAAAGGGCGAGCGAAAGCGCTGGTACTAATGCTCGAAGGCCTTCTTCCGAATAAATGGGTGCTGCTATTAATGGCAGCGCTCATTGCCGCCTGCTTGCTCTTTTATCAGCGCAACGAAATCAACAAGGCCACGTTGCGCACGGCACAGACTGAACTCGCGCAGGCTCAGCGCGATCTCAAAATCCAGACGCAAACGATCAACGCCTTGCAGCGTGACGCAACCGTGCAAGCTGAACTGATGAAGCAGGCGAGCGCGGGTATTGCCGCAGCTAGAGAACAGGCGCTTAAAGACGCACGGGCGCTCATGCAGCGCGATCTTGGTAAGGAAGCAAACGTTGACGCTCTGGCCCTGCAGACCGCCGTCAACGAGCAATGGCGGCGCTACCTGCAAAATATACGGCTTACCAGCACAAAGTAACGCTTTTTAAAATCGACCATCAGGGCGACACCATAGAATTCAGCCTGTTAACGAGAACGCATCTTCTCCTTCATCTCTTCAATGATTTTAGGTGTTTGCAGGCGGATCTTCGCAAATGCATCATCAAACACTGTTTGCAAATGTTTCGGCGGAACGGCGAGCCACGCAGCGGCAACAGGCATGAAGCCCTCGATTACATCAAGCGGTCCTTCAAATGCTTCAGCTGATCGGGCATACCTCAAAACGTCTATCATCGCCGTCAAGTCCTTTGGCTTGATCTCATGGTCCAGCCGGTGGGCAAACTTGTTGCGAATAGTGTTCAGTTCAATAATGCCAGAGCGGACAAATGACGCGCTCGATCCAGTTTTCGGCAGCATGAGCGATTTCGCGTGGAGCTAAGGCGCATCTCGGCGATCTCTTCATGTCCGAAATGGTTCTCAAGAAAAAGATTTAGGAAATGCTCGACTACGAGATGCGCCCGCAATACCCGGCCAATCGTGTCATGCTCTCGGCTGGAAAGAGAAATGAATGTCTGGTTGACGTGGTCGAAATGCTCTTGAATTTGATCCCAGTAAGGCAAAAGCATTTCTATTGTCTCGTCGAAACCCTCTATGTCCCGCATTTTTATCTCCATTCTGCGTTCAGGAGACCATCGCAGATAGGCATTTCTTGAACAAGACTTGTCGTGAAATCCAAGGTACAGACGCAAGCATTTCAATTCTTCGACAGCCCCTCGATAGGGATGGTCGGAGTATTGTACTGGCCGATTGCGTGGGCAGTTGATTGCAGCTTAGCCAGCAGGTCAGGAATGTTTCGTGGTTCGATTTCGCGCCACGAAACAACGATCTTCCCAATCGGAATGCCTCGTCCGTCACGAACCCCGCATTGCAGCATTTCAACGCTGCCCATTTGCTTCATGCTGGCCCGTAGATAAGCACTGGTAAGCTGGTCACGCGTCCAGCGTCCGCATTCGGTCACTCCCGGCTTGGGGAAAAGAACCGCGTTTGTTTCAGCTGCGATGCTGCTAGGGATTTTCTGGAATTCTTCGGGGATATAGGCGATGCCCTCGCGCACGTACGGGCAATGGACGTTGGCGTAATTGAAGGGCACTCCACCAAGACCATAACTGCCGTTGCTGAACGTCCAGAATGTAGCACGGTCGGCACCAAACTCTTCTCCGATTTCATCAACAGCCGCGCATGTCAGCGCATCACGCGGAATGCTCTCTTGCAATCGCTTCGCTTCTTCCTCAGGCGGAATGGGCACAGTGATTGGCTCGATGAGCGGCTGTGTTGTCGTGATCTTTGATGCGAGGCGATCAGCTATGTCGATGATTTTAGAAGGGTCGGAAAAGCCCACGTAAACAAGCATTCCAAGGGCCGCGAACAGGCCGATGATGTTGATCGCAAGAAGCGCGTAGATGGGCTTCGCTTTGAATGTGTCAACGAACGAGGCGAACGCCGTAGATAGGTTAGAGAAGTCCATGCACTGCCTTTAGATATCTGGATCATCCAATATTTAAAGCCAGACAGCGCTTTGAAGGGTCATACGGAACGGATGGGTAAATACTGGCAGAACAAATAACAAGAAGGCCAGTCAAATGCCCGACTACAAGAACAAGCTTGAAGAGCGCGTACATAAGCAGGTTGGACCTGACTATCAGTATGAAGCTGAGTGGATCACTTACACGATTCAGAAGCGCTACAAGCCAGACCTAACACACAAGACAACCGCCGACATTATCGAAATCAAAGGCCGGTTCACGGCGGAAGATCGTACAAAGCATAAGGCTGTCAAGCAGCAGCATCCACACCGCAGTATCACAATCGTTTTTCAGAACCCCGATGCGAAGCTGAGTAAGACCAGCAACACCTCGTACGCGGACTGGTGCGACAAGAACGGCATCGCGTGGAGGAAAGCATGACGTTCAATTATTTCGTGTCAGTTGATCCCGCCGCAGTCCGTGAAGCTGAAACCGCAATCTTCCTCACAAGTGACGAACACAATTTCGGTTTAGGCCCGTTGTTCGAAATCGAGAGCGAGGATGAAGATTTCGGAATTGCCGGTCTGGATCATCTTCGCAAAGCAATCATCGCAAGCCGTGTCTATCGTGCGCTCAGCGGCATGAACTGGAATAACGTGAAGAACATCGTTTACGCCGACGACAAGTGTGGAGCAATCGTCGAGTTTCCAAACAAGGAAGCTGCAATGCTGTTCAAACTCTCACAAGGAGGCACAGCATGAGCCGACAGCTTTTCAAGCATTTCGACACGATCAGGGAGCAGAGGCAAATCCTGAATGACTGGTCGGCGTGGGAATACGATCTCAACGAGTATTGGCGAACAATGGACCTGTTTCCGCATCCAATCTCGACCTGCTTCAAGTTTATCAGTCAGGATTTTCAGGCGTATCTCGCCGTCATGCACCTAAACTTGGATCGGGCAGAGAAGCGGCTCAAGATCGCGGCAGGCATTGGTGGTGTTGTGGAAATTACTGATAGCCCACTGGCCCATGACATGCAGCTGGTAAGCGATCCTCGTAGCGCAAACGCATTGCTCGGCAGCAAACACCGCGTCCGCGACAACATCGCCCGTATGGACTTCTACGAGCGTTTTGGTCGCATGACAGATATCACCGCAAGCAAGTTGACAATCCAGCTAACCGAAAAGGCTGGTAATTCGGTTTCCATGCAGGATTTGTCTTTTGCATTCCTCAACCCGCGTTTCGATCCGGTAGTGGTCCTGAGTTTTGAGATTAAGGCCGACGCGATGTTATATCGGCTCTCGATATGAAAGTATCAAACACTAGTAGTGCTGGTCGAAGCTGCCTTTGAATACTTTGCTAACGCATTGGCAATCTGCATTTTTGTTGCTTTTTGGCGGCCTGGCTCTTTCTGATATTCCCTGTAAGCGTCGTCAACGCACCCATACATAGCCTTCAGCGCATTCCGAAGGTCGTCTAGGCTGTCCTCTGTGACGTTCACTCTCATGTCGTTTTTGTCGTACCCGTTCCTGTGCACGCAATCGTGCCGAGCCTCTGTCATTCGGTTGAGATAGGAGCGATTTTCGGCGGTTGGGAAAATGCTTTTATTGAGAACGGCTTTGTAAAGTTGATTAACGATTTCGAAGTTATGCCACATTAGATTTTGCAGCCGCTTCATAACCTCCACTTCAACGAGTTTTGGCTGTTGGGCAAACTCTGCCAGTGTGAACTTCATAGCTTTCAGCTCTCTGTCAGTGGAAACTAGTCGTAGCATGGCTTCCGTATCGTTGGAGACCAAACGAACAAGTCTACCATAGAGATACTGTTCAATCGCCGCAAAGTACGACGTCAATATCATTCGGTTTAACACACGTCGTGAACTCGCATCAATCGAAGCCTCGCTTAAGATAGCGAGGTCGTCCATCGTTCGTTCGAATGTCACCTCCGGCACGATCGCCATTTCATCAATCCAGTGCTCGAATGCGGCTGATTGGTCGAGAACGTTGTTCCCAACGATTACTTCTGAATCGTGGTGTCCTGAGATGGTGACCAACAACGCTGCCCCGTTATTCCGAACTTCAAGATCGATGTCGGAGCCACAAGTTGTACAGAGTATCTTTTGCCTCAGAATACCTTCTGCATCCTCAGGCTTTTCTCTGAGACCATCAAAGCCTGGGTCTTCTACCTCGTCTTCACACAGCGCACCGCACGAGGGGCATTTAAACGCTATCTCTCTTAGCAACACTTTGGCGACCTCTTCAACGTACGAGAATGTGGGATTGCACTGATTTGCAGCTCTTACTGCATGCCGGGGAGATCTGCTTGGTCGACCTGTTCGGTACCTGTCGATATGCCAAAATTGATCAACAGATCGCTGTCTATGTTTGAGGGGTTTCTATAACGGGAATGCTCTAGCAGTGTTTGTAGAACCATTCTGAGATACTTCGTGGCCATCTCGCGATGCTGTCTATATTGGCTGCGCTTCTTATCCTCGATGTCCTTGTTACGCTTTTTGGACGCGTTACCGTGGACAATATCGGAGCGGGTGCTGTAAAGCTGACTCATGTCGGAAAAGGCGGTGGCAGCATTGAACCGGCCGCCTGTCAGCTTTGCCAAACCAGCAACACGCATCCGTAGTTTGTACGTTATGCTGTCGGTTCGGTCGCCACTCAAAAGCAATTCGATCCCGATGATGGCGTCGAGAATTGCGTCCACATCGTCGTCACGTGTGACGCATGTGTTCAAACGCCGCAACGCTAGTTCCATGTTGTTTTGCTTCGCCGAGCGAACCTGCTTGTAGATATCCCTAACATCCGGCAGCAATTCATTTGGAATGGTCCGGACGGCGTCGTTTGACCAGAATAGGCTGCTATCGTAATCGCTCGGATAACGACGGTGTTCTGACGAGTATAGTGCAGGCAAATCCCACTTGTAGCCGTAAGCCCAGCCGCGCGGAACGTACAGCACTTGAGCATACCCACTAGTGGCATTTGTCGCGATCCGCAGGGCCGCAAAAAATTCATCTATTGTGCTAAAAGTGGCATCTGACGGATCGACTAACCTCAATGCCAACTGTGTACTCCGCATGTTGCGGATTGACCACCGGGTATTAACGAAAGCGTGTGTTGCTGACCCGATCACACTCTTCGAAACGCCGCCAAAGCCGAAGACATTTGCTGCTCTGGAAAGCTGAAGGGGCTTACGCATTCGAATGATATAGGAATCGTCATCAAGTCTAAACCTGTCAGCCTCGAAATGATGCATCAAGATCGGTACTGCTAGAGCAATCTGTAACGCTTCTTGGGTTACCGCAACTATGAAATGATGCACAACTGACCAAGCATGATGTGGATCATAGTCCTCTGTTCCGTACAAATCGAAATAGCGCTTCACGGCGTTCTCGATTAGATGCTTGGCTTCATAGTTGGCATCCCATTCCGATTCAAAACGGTGGCGCGTTGCAGGTGTCTCCCACATCATTGAACCAAGCTTGTCGCACGCTTTCAATTCTTCCGCAGGTAGTGCGCCAAATGGGCCCGACAAAATCGTGCCGCTTATCGCGTAATCAAAGTCGCGCTTTGCATCCTCACGCCAGTATCCAATCTCACCGAAGGACGGCATCTTGTTATCGCGGATAAACATTTCAGGATAGTGCGAAAGCTTTGTCATCGCTCTCTTTGCAAATGGCAGGCTAGCCTTATGCATAAGGCGAAAGGCGATGCCTATTTCGTTCGCCAATGCACTGCTTTGTTCCAATGATAAGGTAGGTTCCTCTTCCATAGTCTCTGGTTTGCTCCCCAACTTTCTGTTTGCGTTCTCCTGCATCTACAACGAATCAGTTGTACAAGTATATTCGCGGCAAATGATGGGGCGTTCAACGGTGCAAGAAATGAGAAGTAAGCAAGATAAAGCCAGCGGAAAAATCTGGTGGCTATGGTTCGGTTTTTTCGTGACATTTGGTTACGCTATACTGGTTGCCGTGTTCATTCACCAATATGAAGCTGGCTTCATTGAGCGTGTAGTCCAGTTAGATCTCAACGAAATCGGCGATTTCCTTGCCGGTATTTTTGCTCCGTTAGCATTTCTCTGGCTCTTCGTAGCCACCATGATGCAGTCCGAGGAATTGAAGCTGCAACGCAAAGAACTGACCGAAAACCGGGAGGTAATGCAAGAACAGGCCGACGCCGCTAAAGCGCAAGCCACGTTCATAGAAGCGCAGACCGCTGCAATGCAGAAGCAAACGGAACTCAATGAGCGGCAACTGGCCATGTCGTTGAAAGCTGGTGAGAGGGCGCATCGGATTGCGATGTTTGAAAAGCGGATAGAGATATATAACCGATTGATTTCGATTAGTAAATTAGATTTTGATTATAATTGGACTGTCAGCCAGAGTGTAGTCGACGACCTTTTCGACCTATCGAACCGATCAGAATTTATGTTCGATGATCCCTTCAATGATTGGCTGAATGAACTAGCAATCCACGTGAGAGATTTCAAAATCCTGCTTGACGAATATGATTGGAATCATAGCCGCAACAAAGCGCATATGTCAGAAGACGAATTATCGGCGATCAATGCCGCGCAAGATGAAAGGAGAGAAATGATCGTTCCTCTACGCGATTACATAAAAAGAGAACTTTCAGACAGCACCATCGTCGAAAAATTTGATATGTTCCTTGATCTAAATGATCCAGTAGAGCAGACAGACCCAATTACAACAGAAGAAGATGATAAGGCTGCCTGATTAGAAGCGGATCAACGTCAAAACAACGCGATATCCTGGTAGACCGATAATCAACACAGAAACTCACAAAGCCGCACAGAAATCACAGAAATCCGAAACCCGCGTATGTTAAGCTTGTGCAATCATAGGGCAACCGAAGATTTGAAAAGATTTGGCTGACGCTGCACCAGTGGGTTTAGAAATCAACCTATCTTTGCGGCTGCGAAGTAATATTTTTGGCACTACTGACAACGGACACTAATCGAATGTCAGAGGGTGCAATGCAACCAGTACAACCACAGAAGTTTGTCGCTTACTATCGTGTGTCCACGCAGAAGCAGGGCGCAGAAGGACTAGGCATTGAAGCGCAGCGTGCGGCGGTGAAAGCGTTCGCCAATGGCAATGTGATCGCAGAATTTACGGAAGTCGAAAGCGGCGGTAAAAACGACAGGCCGGAAATCACAGCAGCATTGGCCCATGCAAAGTCAAACAAGGCCACGCTATTGATTGCGAAGATGGACCGGCTATCGCGTAACAGCGCGTTCATCAACAACTTGCTGGAAGCTGGCGTGGATTTCGTCGCAGCGGATCAGCCACATGCCACTCCGTTGACCATTCGAATCCTAGCAGCGGTGGCACAAGAAGAACGTGAGCAGATCAGTAAACGCGTGAAGTTGGCACTGGCCGTTGCGAAACAGCGTGGCGTGAAGCTTGGCGGCGCCCATCAATCCAAAATGGATAAGGCGGATAACTTCGCAAACGCACTCACGGAAACAATCAGAGCACTCAAGGAAAGCGGCTTTGACACGCCAGCAGCAATTGCACGTCAGCTGAACAAGATGGGCATTACGACACCACGAGGAGCGCAATGGGGCGTTGGACAGGTAGTACGACTGCTGCTTAGGCTGGGCGACAAATCCAACGATCATTCGGTATGAGTTTTCTCCTCAAGCACCGGTAAAGCGATGTCATTCCTACCTTGCTTCCGAGCATTCTCCAGTTGAACTTTTAAGAGTTCATCTTGATAGCGCTGATGTCGAAAATACCAAGCTGACATTCCAGAGAAAGTCATGACGCTTCCCCAAATGAACAACCACTTCGAGAGATCGGTGTCTTGTTCAATGCGTTTGGCTAGTAACTCCATCTCACGACTTTGATTCTCGAAGTCCTGACCGGCCCTTTGCAACTGTTTAGTTTTTTCTTTTGTCTCACTGCGGGCTTTCTTCGCGTCATCGAACGCCGCCATCGCTTTTTTCGCGTCTTCAATCCTAGAGGGGTTTGCCGGATCGGAAGCCTTTGCCACCAAATCTTCCACCCGCTCCAGTTGATCCAGAACATCCTGCTGATCTGACTGCACTTCGCTATGGATCAGGTCAAAATTACTGTTAGCCTGCCCAGCCTTCAGCATTTGGGCGTCGATTTCGACCGAATGCTCTCTGGACGTCCAAAGACAAAAACCGATGATGATGATGCCACCTAGTGTCGTAAACTTGTACAGGTTATCGGTGGGAAGCTGAGGTATCATTTTTTTGCTCTTCCTGAGTAATCTTCGGTTGTCCTGATTCTTCAAAGGCTATTGATCGGATAGCACGGCAGCAATAGCGCTGCTGGTGCAAAGGTAGATCGAAGATGACTAACGCAATTGAACTTCTCAAGTCCGCAGCAACAGCCGGTGTAATCGGTGGCCAGAGCGCAGTTGATATCTTTTACAGCAAACTTGAAGAACAGAAGAAGTTTGCGGCTGAAGTAAAGGATGGCAAGGAACATAAAACACGCAGCCTCTGGTTCAGAAAGGATCGCGACGGTTACGTGGTTCGCATCGGACGCGCCGCGCATGAAATCGCAGGCGCTCGCTTGTTCCGCGCAAAGGACTTGGACGGCGTGGTCGAAATCCTGACAGCTGCAAAAATGGCAGTGGAGCAGGACAAGAAGCTGCAAGAGGCTATCGCCAAGCACTCGGCTGATCGCAGTGAACGCCTCAAGGCGGGCCGAGCGAAGAAGAAAGCGAAGTAATCGAAAACTCCGCTTGCGCAATCGGAGTGGCCTCGGCAGCAATGCCGGGGCTTCATGCTCATTGCCTGTCCTTGACCTTCACAGGCCGCCACACAATGCGCTCTGGCGCTCGGTCAAAGCCATCTGGCTCCAAAGTAATATCACACGCGCCGGGACTACATTGTTCGCACCTGAACTTCATCGTGCGGTAGTCTTTGTGTCTGCCGTAGACGCCGGATAGATCGCTGGCAAAAGCCTTGGCCTGTCGCTTGCATTGTCTGCAAGTTGCGACAACCATCATTCGTTTCTCAGCGGCATATCCAAGGCTTCTGTCGGGCATAAAGCAAAATAGAACGTAACGAGAACGCGCGCAACTGGATTGATGCGCAGCTGTGGGCGTATGTGCCAGGCCAAGCTTCAGAGCAGTCAAGGAAACGCGTGAAGGGTAGGGCGCAAAGCAACTGCTGCAACGCCAGCGGCGCTAGCGGACGAGCCTCCTAAGGTGTTTTAGGACGCACGCATACACTCACCCCCCTGTGGCTACCGCTAAAAACTCATATGTACGTTTACCTGCTGATACGGTTTTAAAATCGTCCAGAAGTTATGGCTGGCTCGTATCTTCTCTGTCCAAGAAGTCTTTCAACATTTTATCAACTTCCTCAGTCGTGGTCTCACGCGGCTTTGGTGCGGCGACCGCTGCCGCTTTTCGGTCTGCTCTGAACTGTTCAAGAGATTTCTCACCCCATGGAGAGCAAAGTGGTTCATCGACGAAACTCGTGGCCCGGCAGAAACTAATCTTGCCAGTCATCGTATCGATTCGCATTACTCCATCGTTTTCCGTGGTGATCGCATATCTCGGCGCGGAGAGCCAAATGCTGCCTGCGATTAGTATACCAGCGATGATGATTGCGAGGGCTGTCTGGTTCATCCAATAAATTTACCACTCAATCGTTCCCAACGCGTGAATTCTGCGGTCAGTGCCCTACGGCGGGCTTGTAATGACGAGCTTCCCAAATTCTAAGTAACGTTATCTGATTTGCCCAGAGCATCGCGGCTCTTGACCGAACGATATTCCGCAACCTAAGTGTGCTTCGGGGATTCTGGGGGCATATTGTGATCAGAAAAATCTTGGACGGGGTGAATGCCTTCTGGAAGTGGGCAACGTCTCGCGAAACCATCTTTGCGCTCGTATGCGGCATCGCCGCGGCGTATTTCGCCTACGCTTCTCTTCAGCCTTTTTTCCCAGCTCCTGATGTCACTAAGGATGGGCGTTATATCTTTCTGCTGATCGGTATCATGTTTCTTCTCGCGCCTTTTGCCAGAAAAGTAGAGATTGCTAAGGTGTTTTCGTTCGAGAGTCGCCTTGCAGAAGTAAAGGCTAAAGCGGAAAGTGCGGAAATTAAGGCTGAAACGGCGCAGACAGAAATCCGACACCTCCAAGTAGTCCAGGCAACGCTGACCAACTCACTTAGCAGCGTAAATTCAAACGCCAATGCCAACAGCGTCTACCTCCAGTTCTATAACGAGAGCAAGGAGGCTGCTCTACGCGGCCTCGGCGGATCAGGCATCGGGGTAAGCGCAGCTTCAAACTCTCCAGTCACCGATGACCCTGGCCCCGATTGTGGTCAGCCATCTGAACCGAATGCGCCGTCTGCCAGCTCAAATGATGCAACGCTCGCTACGGTTCAACAAGTTGAACGGTTGGAAGGTGACAGCGCTTTAGCAAAACTACTAATCCTTAGACGCGAGATCGAAGTCGTTTTACGCAGTGCACTCGGTAAAAGTTTAGATATTCATCGAACGCGTAAAGACGCGAAATTTCTAAGCAGCAGGCAGTTGTTCAACATGCTTTTGATAGACAAACCAAGTTCTTCGCGCTTGGCCCCAAGTTTTGATTTTTTCATCAACACTGGAAATGCCGCTGCGCACGGTCAGGTCATTCCTGAAAACGTTCTAAATGATGCACTTCACGTAGGCGTTGAACTTCTTAGGCAAATCCGTAACTTGGCGGCCGAAATCTCGGAGTGAAAATCGACACCGCGAAAGCTTCCTCGCGCCTTATGACCATCATTCATTGAATGGCGCTGGGAGCACCTACCGTGAAAATGATCGGCCCGGTTTTTACACCGGGCGGAGCACCGTCAAACGACGATATCGCGGTTATGGCCCTCAGCCATCCACTCAGTCTGATCCTTTTCATTTGTAAAGAGCAGCCAAATGTAATGCTTGACCTCGCCAGCCTTCTTGTAGCCAACACGAATGATCCACGGTGAGTCAACCAACTCACTTGCCGCTTGTCTAGCCGCATCCATGATTGTCGCGGTATAATCCGGTGCGACCGCTGACAGATCGTATGCGAGCTGGCGCGTGGACTGCGACAGAAGGTTGTTCAATTCCCCAATATCTTTTCTCGCCCGCTCGCCTAGATCATAATAGGTGGTGCCAGTAACGGCATGGCTGACTTCAATGATCCCCTTATAGAGACCAGCAGAAGTGAAGTCTTGAACCACTGCATCCTGAGTGTGGCCCGGGTTCACGCTGTTTTGGAAATAATAAGTCATAACTTCTCCATATGTGACAGTTCACCCGTTCGTTTGAGACACGGGCGCGCATCGCGTTTTGCGAATTGGCGACGAATGCGGTTTTGAACCGCTAAGGCCTTCATCCTTCGTCTGGTCACGGAGCAAGTAATTCGGCTCAGTGATGCGCTTGTATCTGAATACAGCGCTAACGGCTATATCATTGTTGAAATTAGGTTAACGCCGATTTCTCGTATCATTTTTCTGCTCGGTTTCCTGCTTTTTCGGGAAGTGAAAAACACGCGCGAACGCTTCTAGGTCCACCTGCATGTAAGCGGGTTTTTCCTTCCTCGGCTTCACAATTTTTCTCACCATCACTTCTTGCCCTTCTTTCCCGTCTTTGGCGGTTCAAATTTGAATGCGTCCCAATAGATCTCCGGCTTCTTTTTGCGAATGCGCTTGACCTTTGGTGTTTCTGGGATCGGCTTGAATGCGTCGTAGTTGAGTTTCATCGTTGTTTTCCTGCTGTTGAGCACATGGGCGAACAGGCCGGATCAATCCGGCCCGCTGCGTTTCGGGAGGCGCGTTTAATAGAGGCCAGAACGTTCAACTCCGCTGCCACGCGGGACCGACCATCGCCGGTCACGCAATGCGGGGTTACTCCGACGAACTCACCTTTTACGAACAATCGAAGGTGGCGCTTGCCGCGTCTGATGCTGTAGTCACCAGACGCTTCAAGTGCCGCCATGATCCGCTTGGGAACATGATGCCTTCGTGTCATCGGATGAGCTTGTTCGGGCCATGATCGAGGATTTTTACCATTATTCCGCCCATCCTCGGATCATTGCGAGGTACGCGAATGGTGTTACCTGCTCGATGTCGCCTTCGTCCCAAACGTCGAGAATGTCATTGGAGAATTGAACAAAGCGAGCGCTACCGGCAATGTTGTCCATGCAGAAAACGCCTTCGTCGTCCCCGCTCCGATGCGCTGCCGCCACGATGGGCGGAGCAGCGCGCCCTTCGGTAATCGCGATGCGCTCTTTGTTCATTTGCGCCTGATGACTGTCGAAGCAGAAGAACGCACCGTCCTCATGTCGTTCCCACCGGAGAACCACATTACCGTTGAGAAGAACATGATAACCACCGGCATAAGGTGCGAGGGTCAACTGATCAGCATCACGAAACAAGTCCTTAATCGCTGCTTCTGTCGCAGGAAGCCACGAACTGAACGGGATTTGCAGCGGCGCCGTCACAACTCCGTCGATTGCGTCAGGGAGCCAGCCGTTGGTCTGGAGGACATGGCGCTCATTAGGCCAAAGGTGCGTACTGCCACAGAACAGCGGCGCGTCGGGCGGAGACGTTGGAGCCTCACCCCAGGTAAACACGTGGAAATCGTTGACGTTCACGCCGAACAACGAGTTTTGCCCGCCGCTGAACGTGGACGTGATGGGGGTCAGGGTAGTTTTGAGGGTGATAGCCATAAAGTGCTCCATGCACGCGACCGATCACCGGGGCGATATTGCCAGCGGTGCAACTCGGTCTCCGGCTGGTCAGCAGCGCGGCGGTCGCTTTGAGTTGGTGACTATTCGAGGCATCGAACCTCGTGAAGCGCCCTATACGCACAGTCTTAACGACGGCATGGAGATGCGTCGTTGGCTCTGTGTTAGCCGCGCCGATCAGGAAATGCAATATTTTTCTTTTTCGGAAGTATTAACTTGGTTAATTCGCCGATGGCTGGTCGATTTGCTTGATTTCTTCCGCTGTTGCTTCGATCACATTATGACGAGCGTTTGCGCGGGCCAAGAAGTCGCCAAATCCATGCGTGACATTCATATCGATCTTCTGTTCCTGCGCAGCGGCAGAAACATTGTACGAAAGGATGCGGCTGGAAGCTTGCAGACGCACCATTTCATTGGTGCTGGTCATTGCCAACTCATAAAGGTTGTCCAGCATTTCCGGCGACATATACGCGGCTCTCTCTTTCAGTTCAGCCGGTGTCTTCGGGCGACCGTTGGGGTTGCCGGATTTGCCCTTTTTGAAACCGATGGCCTTCAAGTGGTCATGTGTGGCTTCGTCTACCTTGATTTTCTTCTCTTTTTCTTTGACTGCCATTATTCCTCCAGCAGTGTGCCGCCGATTTGGCGAACAAAATCCTGGGCATCTGTGTCGTGCAGGAAGTTGATACGGAAGTGATCGCTACTAGTTTCGTAGATGTCGTATTCGGTAATGTCGTTACGCTCTAGCCAGCCACCATAACGACTGATCACCCATTGCTTGACAGCAGACAGCTTCAGGTCAGGATCGATTGCTGTATCAGGGTTCTCTTCGAACCAACCGATTAGTTCGCCACGCTTCCATCCACTGGCGATGTTCATATGTACTTTCATATCGTGATACCTTCTCGTCGTTCGGTAGCAAATTCCAATTATTTACGCTGCCTAATCGAGAAAGCGCCCCAAACGCCCCCGGGCAGCGTGCCGATACTCATTTGAAGCGCTCATATTCACGTCACTGGTAAATATCCGGTCTTAAACTACCGGTTGATTACTCATGGCAATGACAAAGGAGCAAGAAGCGCAGTTCGACGCGCTGCTCGACATTTATCGCAAGGATATTCCAGCGTTCGCGCTCGACATGTTCGGCTCGCAGCTGCGCCCAAAGCAAATCGAGTTCTGCAACGCATTTCTCGAAAACAAGCGCGTCACGTTCAAGGGTGGCGTTGGCTTCGGCAAGACGCACGTTCTTGCGGTCGTGGTGTGGTGGGCTTTGTTCTGCTGCAAGGGCGATACTAAAGTCAGCTTGTTCGGACCCACGCAAGACAACCTCACCAACGGTATCTGGAACGAGGTTGAACTTCTCTACAATCGCATGGACCCGTTTTTTCAAGACGGTTTCGAATTCTCTGCGACCGAAGCAAAACGCACCAACAATTCAGCTGCTTGCTATGCGACGTGGCGAACGATCCCGCTGCCCGAAAAGATGGGTTCTATAGCGGGTATTCACGCAGACAACAATTTCATCTTCGTGGACGAGGCCGCCGATGTCGATGATATCGCATTTGAGAAAGCGCTACAGAACCACCTTACAGCTGACATCAACCCGAAACTCGTCCTGATTTCAAACCCTCGTAAAGCAAGTGGGTTCTTCTACGAAACATGGCGCGGCAACATTGCAGAGCAGTGGACGAAGGTCCACGGCAAAATGACCGACAATCCCCGCGTAACGCAGGAAGACCTTGAATACGAAGCTAAGCAGCGCGGCGGCAAAGGGTCTAACTCGTACATCGTCAACGTCGAAGGTGATTTTCCTACTGACAGCGAAGAAGGTCTTATTCCGGCATCGCTGATCGAAATGGCGATTGAGCGCAAGGACGTTGGATTACCGAGTCCAAGCCGTCCGAAGATTTGGGGCGTCGATCCAGCTGGTCCCGGTCGAGATCGTTCGACCATCGTCAAGCGACATGACAATCACATCGTTGAGATGCCGATTGAATATCGCGGCCTCAACATCGTTCAGCTTTCCTACAAGATCAGAGACATGTGGATCGCTCTGCCGCTAGCGGAGCGCGATCACACCATCATCGCAGTTGACGCCAATGGCTTAGGCCGTGGTCTGTACGACAACCTACAGCACTTCGGCGTCAATGTTGCAAAAGTCACCACGCAAAGCAGCCCAACACGAGTACGCGAAGCAAAAGAGCAATTCGCTAAGCTGCGCGATCAGTTGTGGTGGCAGGTAAGGGAATGGTTCGAAACAGAAGACGTTTCAATTCCCTACTGCATGGACCTGATCAGAGAATTGAAGTCTCCGACGTGGGCCTACGACAATCGCGGTAAAACGAAGGTTGAAGGCAAAGAGGAAATGAAGAAGCGCTTGAAGGTGTCACCGGATTACGCGGATGCATTGTGCCTGACATTTGCAGTCGATGAGAAGCGATACATCGGCAAATACTCGTGGAAACACTCGATCAGACCGGACGATCTTCGTTGGGCTGAATAAGCGCAAGAACGCGCAAACCCAATAAATATCTCAATAAACTCATAAAAATGAGAAGGGCGGGCCAACCGTCCCGAAAGGTGCAATGGCGACGGATAAAAACAAGAAAACACTCGCTAATGAGGCCGACACAGTAGCCAAAATCAAGCGCATGGCATTGGAGGCGATCAACGTTTCCGATGACAACATCACGCATAAACAAGCGAAATCATTCCGCCTTTACATGCGAAAGCCGATGGACGGCGATGATAGTATCAACGGACGCTCCAAGTACGTCAGTGACGAAGTTAAGAGTGCAGTTGATTGGTCAGTCGCGACGGTAGCGCGTGTTTTTGACAGTCAGCGCGAACCCGTCAGTTTCCAGCCAAACACGGCAAGTCCGCAGGATCAGGCTCTAGCCAAGCAGATGACGCAGGTTGTCAACTTCATCCTGCGCGATAAGAACAAGCATGTTGGAATGCTCATGCCGTGGCTCAAGAACGGCTTTATGATAGGCCTTGGCATTACCAGCGTCAGCTTTCGTCCGTGTGTAGAGCAGTCTTTGCCGAAGACCCTCAAGGGCGTGACACAGCAAGCACTCGTTCAGCTGCACGATCAGGAAGAAGCAGGGGAAATCGAGATTGTCGCCGTTGACGGCCCATACAAGCCGGAACTGCCAGCCAATGCAGTGCCAATCATGGCCGATCTCGTTCCCGAAGTTTACGATGTAAAAATCCGGAAGAACAAGCGCGTTGTGGAAATGGAAATCGAAAATCTTCCACCAGAGGATTTCATCGTTTCCAAGGATGCAAGGTTTGATCAGCAGACCGGAGGCATTAAGGCACGATTGCAAGGCCATCGTCGCGTTGTGAGCCGTGCCGACCTTCTGGAACAGTTTCCCGACGCGAAAGCCAAGGTCAACGCGATCCCATCAGCTGTAGACAAGGACGACGAACTCGCCCAGGAGCGCGGTGCGGGCTTGGATTACGAGCAGGGCATTGGGGACGTTAACGACGACGTTTTCGTGTACGAAGTTTATACAAAGATTGCGATTGATGATGACAAGGCTCGTCACTACCGCCTTACACTCGGCGGCGACATCAGCAACCATTGTGTGCTGCTTGACCATGTAGAGGTCAGCAAATTTTACCCATATGCGGCTTTCTGCCCATACCCACTTCCCAACACGCTGTTTGGCGAAGGCGTTGCCGACCGTATCGGCCCAGAACAGAACTACATCAGTAAGATGATGCGTTTTGTGTTTGACGATCTGGCTTGGGCTGCGAACCCTATCAAGGTCATCGACCCCAATGTGACCAACCCGAATGACGCACTTAACCTCTATCCCGGCGCGACGATCCGCAGTGAAGACCCGCAGGCAGGCATCTCGTGGGCGCAGCGCCAGTTTACGGGTGGTAACAGCCTTAGCGTAATCCAGAGCGTTTCAGGCAAGCTGGATTTCGCAACTGGTGTCGGTCCAAACATGATCAGCATCAACGCATCGGACCTGCAAAACTCCACCGCCACGGCTGCGAGCCAACGCGCAAACAGCAGCCAGCTTTTCATGGAACTGGTCTGTCGTTGGTTCGCTGAGACTGGCTATGCGTATCTGGTGAAACTAATTATCGACGCGCTTATCAGCAATCCCGAAGACGCTCAGCTTTTCATCCAGCGCCTCACTGACCAGTTCGTTCCGATCCAGACCGACGATTGGGACCCGGATATGGACGTATCTGCTAACGTTGCGTTTGGCGTGATGAACAAGGATTTCAACGCTGGAATGCTGCAACAGATTCTCGGCCAGCAAATGCAAGCCATGCAGATGGGCTTGGTTACGCCCGACAAGATCAGTACGACGCTGACCAAGATCGTTGAAAATGCTGGTTTCACCAACCCATACGATTTCTATCTCACGCCCCAGGAAATGCAGGCCAAGCAAGAGGCCGACAAGGCAGCAGCCGCGCAACAGCAGCCGCAGATCAGCCCTGACACGATGGGCTTGATCCAGATCGAACAGACCAAGGCACAATTGCGTGCGCAGTCTGACGAAGCCAGCCGTGAATTTGAGATGCGAAAGTTGATCGTCACCAACGACATCGAGCGCGACAAGCTGGCACAGGATCGAGAAATCAAGATTGCGGAAATTCAAGCGCGTTACGGCGCACAAGTAGATATTGCCCGATTGAACGCAGAACAGGCAGCACGCCGAAATGATGTCGATTTGGCAATGGCTGACATCGACCAGCAAAACGCCGCGATGGAACAACTCGCACAGATCAAGCAGGCAGAGAAAGCCGCCGAGGCACAACAGCAGAGCGAGGCAATGTCTCATCTAGTTGGATTGCAACAGCCACAGCAGCCTCAAATGCCTCCACAGGAGTAAAACATGGAACAGAAAAACGAAAAGATAATCGAGGCAATCCTGAGTGAGTTCGATGGCGATATCCGCACGCGCGTATTCGAAATTGAGGGCCAACTCTGTCGGGTTGTTTATGTCGGACACCCCTACATTTTCGACGTTAGGCCGCTCGAACCAATCAAAGTCGAGGTGGCTTGATGAGCAAAGACACACAAGCCCGCGCACAAGCTGCGAGAAATCTGCTCGATAGTTACGACTTCAAGGTCCTGACAGAAGAAATCCGCAAAGACGTGTTCACGCAGTGGATCAAGACCAACGTACCTGATGTAGATAAGCGCGAGGGCCTGCATGGCGTTGTAAACGGTCTAGAACTGATGATCGCAAAAGCGACCACATGGGCCAACGAAGGTAAGTTCGAAGAAGAGCGTGGAGATCATATTCCACAGGGCTAAGGTGCCGCAGAACAACCCCTCGCAAGTAAATAAGGATGCAATTAACAACTTGTGAGAGTGATTTATGGATTTGTCCAATACTCCTGTTAAGGGAACTGGATCAGCCGAACAGGCAACCGCACCAAGCATTGACCTACTACTGGCCAGCGAAAACGCTACAAGCCAACAGGTGGTAGATAATACCGAAGCTGAACCCGTCGCGGATGAGGTTTCAAACACTACCGAAAGTGAAAACGTTGAAGACGTGGAACAACCGGAAACGGACTCCGACGAGGTCGATAACGAAGATACTGAGGAAGTGCAGGACGAAGCAGAAGAATCAGAAGAGAACGGACTTAGCGACGACACACTCGTAGACGTACAGGGTGAACAGGTGACGCTTAAGGAACTTCGCGAAGGTTACATGCGTCGAGCCGACTACACGAAGAAACGCCAAGCTGAATCTGCTGAATTGAAGCAGCACATGGATCGCTACCAGGTGCAAGAGAAGGATAAGGCTGTCCTACGTGGAGAGTTAGAGCAGAACTTGCAAATTATGGCTGCAAGCATCGCTCATACGTTTCAAATGACAGAAGCGCCGGATGACGACCTGAGACAGATCGATTTTCCAGCGTGGCAAGATCAGATGATGCGTTACGCCAAAGAACAGAAGGCAATCAAAGAAATTTGGGATGCCGGTGAAGTTCTCAAGGCAAACAAAGCCAAGCACCAAGCGGAACAGCTTCATTTTGCGCAAGTCGCGATGATCGAAGAATTCGGCGGTAAGTATCCTGAGTTTGCAGACACGGCCAAGGTTCGGCCCCTGATGAACGAACTAGGTACATTCCTGTTGGATCAAGGTTTCAATGAAGATGAAATCGGCAACATGGCAGATGGTCGAATGTTGGACATCGTTTATCGCCTCTACAAGCATGAGGTGATCGCGAAGCAGGTTCCAAAGGTACTCGATGCCATCAAGCAGAAGCCTCCAATTAGTGGCTCTGGCACGGCAACCGTGAAGGCACAAAAAAAGTCGGCAGTCGATACAGCAATCGCAAAAATGAAGCGAACTGGGTCGCATGACGCGGAAAACGATGTCTTTGCAGCACTTTTGAAGAATGATCGATAATAAAGGAGAAGCCAAAAATGGCCCCGATTAATACAACAACTTCCAAGCACAATATTCGTGAATCTTGGCATAATGCGGTGAGTGAATTAAACCGCGAAGAAACACCGTTTCTATCGTCCATCGGCACTTCCGGCACTGGCGATGTTACGAAGTGGTTCTTTGCAAAAAAGCTGAATGATCCAGTCGAGAACGCCCTAGAGGAAGGCGCGAACGCACCGGATGCGACCGCTACCTCTACATACCGCGCTGCCAACGTGACGCAGATTTTCGCTAAGACACGCTCAGTGACTTCCACACAAGAAGACACAGACACGATTGCTTCCGTTGACCATATGGCGCAGCAGATCAAGGACGCTTCCAAGGAAATGAAGCGCGACATTGAGAAGGCTCTTACAGGTGCACAGGGCTCTGTGCTCGACGGCGTTCGCAAGCTGGCAGGTGTAGAAGCTTGGCTGAAGTCTAACAATTCGCATGGCACTGGCGGCGCGACTGCTGGTTATGACGATGCGACAGGTCGCGTTGCTACCGTAGTTGACGCAACTGCAAAGCGCGAGTTCACGGAAGAACTCCTGAACGATGCCTTCCAAAAGATTCACGAAAATGGCGGTCGTGCAAAGACCATCATGCTCGGCGGCGAATTGAAGCGTAAATTCGACAAGTTCGACGGTTTCGGCAAAACAGTGAACATGAATGCTTCCGAGAAGGAGATCATCAACACAGTTGATCGTTACACCGGCGCATTCGGGTCTTACGTCGTTAAGACCAACTTCATCATGCGTACATCGACAGTTCTATTGCTTGACGAGAACACCTGGGCTGTCGCGTACCTCACAAAGTACACGAAAAAGGATCTGCCTTCTAACGGTCTTTATGAGTCCAAGATGATCCACGCAGAACTAACTCTAGAAGCACGTGATGAAACCGGTAACGGTAAGATTGCTGACGTACAGGCTAAGCCAGTCGCGTAATTGGAATACGGAGAGGGCGTAATGGCCCTCTCTTTTTTCGCCCAATAAAAACAATAACAAAGAGGCGACAGTGAACAATGAAAGCATTTTTGAACTCGGTATCGATTTCTTTCTGAGAGACGGCGAAAGCAAAGTCGTACATGAGGACGCAAGCAAGACGGTAGTTTGGACACGTCAAGGCGATAAGCTGAACGAGGAAGTCTATCACTACAATTTCCAGAGCGTTTTGGATGCCAATGCCGAGGCTGCAAAGGAATTTAACCGCAACGGCAAACTCGGTGAACATGTCCGAGTCGCTAGTATTCCAGCCAGTATCTACGCGGAGTGGGAGAAAGAGGGCATCACAGATGACGATGCAGCTTTCAATCGCCGCCTGAACGATCCTGACTACAAGAAATTCCGCGTCAACGATTTGAGGCTGTAACGATGGCCTTAGAAAATCTTGATGCCCTAATCACAGCAATGGAAGACGTGCTTCAAGGCCAACTCGATGGCGAGGATTTTTCTCGCCACGTTGCTCTTGCAGAAGGCGACGTTTTCCCAATCCTGAAACACTACAAAATGGAAAAGCGCGTTGCGTTGACCACGGTCGGCGGCGCGATCACGTTTCCAGCTGACATGCAGGAAGCAATCTCCATCCTCGTTGATGGTAAGGTTGCGCTGCTAGTGCCGTCGAATGGGCCAGTTTATCTGCGTGCTGGGGAAATCGGGTTTTACCAAATTGGCGATCAGTACGTTTTCGTGCCAGAGCAAGCAGCTCCACGCGCAGTTGTTCTGACCTATTTTGCACGCCCGATCCCGCTCAGTACAGTCGCACCTACAAACTGGCTGTTGACCAAATTTCCAGCGGTCTATTTTCATGCCGCCCTTGCACGTGGATATCGTTATCGCGGTGGTGATGCGCTTGCTTTGGAGCAGGCCGAAAAGGCCAGTCTACAAGAAGCACTGATGGCCGTTGCGACGGATCACAAGCGCGTCACACAGTCTGGCAATTCCATCATCTCTATCGGAGGTGCTGGCTTTGGAGATTAATGTCACCCTCGGTTCTTGGATGCCTGACATGCCCGCGATGAACAATCCGGGCGTTACAAAAGCGTACAATGTCATCCCGACATTCGGCACGGTCAAAGGCGGTGTCACTTACCAGTCGATGAAACGTGCTTCGCTGTATTCGGCCACGACAATGGCAAGTCGTCCCCTGGGAACGGCCATTGGTTTGGACCGTGAGCGCAACGCAAAAGTCTACGGTGGCTGCGCTGAGAAGCTTTACCGCATCGATCCTGAGACACGCGGCTGGAAAGACATGTCGCGTAACGGCGGTTACGACACAGCAGAGGGCGAAAACTGGAATGCGACCGAATACGGTGAAGGCATCTATTTCACCAATTACTCGTCTGAAATTCAGTACATCAACAAAAATGACGATGGTAGGAACGCTTCAAACCTCACAACGGCGGTCAAGGGCAGATACATCACAACGGTCAATGACCGCATCATTGTAGCGAACACCTATGACGCGCTCGATGGTGCTGTCCCGAACCGCGTTCGCTGGTCAGGGCTTGGATTGCCAGCAAGTTGGGATTTCTCTCAAGCAACGGGCGCTGACTTTCAGGACGTGTACGGCTTCGGACCAATTCAGGGCATTGTTGGCGGTGAAGCTGGCTGGCTGCTGATGAAAGATGGTGTTGTGAAGATGACACCAGTCGGTTTCCCATTCTGGTTTGACTTCAAGCCCGTCGATAAGGCCAAAGGCTGCGCAATCCCACAGAGCATCATCACCGTTGAGGGTCTTACATACTTCATCGCCAATGACGGCTTCTACATGTTGAACGGCGATGCCGGTACAGCGCCAATCGGCGCGGGCAAGGTCGATCAGTTTTTTCTAAACTCAATCGATACAAGCGCTTACTCGCTTATGACCGTAGCGGCTGATCCACGCGAGAAGCTGATTTACTGGTCCTATAAGAGCAGCGAAGCGGTTGATGGCACGCCGGATAAAATGCTCATCTACAACTACGTCACAGGCGATTGGTCACAAGCTGACGCGACCGCAGACTTCATTTTCAACGCGCTCTCGCTGCCATGGACGATTGAGCAGTTAGACGTTTTCGGCACAATCGAGAAAGTCCCCGCGTCGTTTGATAGCCCGCTCTGGGCTGGTGGTAATGCCATGCTTTGGGCGATGAAGGCCAATGGCTCAATCCACGTGTTCGGCGGTGAAAACCTGCCAGCGACAATCGAGACAGGCGAGCAATTGCTGTCGCGCACGTTGAAGCAGATGAACCCGCAATCGCGTGGGGATCGAAGCAATATTCATGCAGTCCGACCGTTGTTTGATGGCGTTGGCGAAGCTGTCGTCACGATCCGCATTGGCTCCCGCAGTGACAGCAACGGTGCCATCGGATGGAGTAATGGGCGACCGATTCATTCGCAAACTGGCTGGGCTTATTTCCGTAATCAAGGTCGATACCACAGGTTCCGCATTCAGTTAGGCGGCGAATGGACCGAGGTTTTCGAATTGCAGATTGACGCTTCTGGCGCAGGTTCGAGGTAAATAAAATGTACATTAGAGATATCACGAACACTGCTCAGCTGAAGACATTCTTGGATTGGATTTACCGCCAAGTCGCAAACAACACAGGCACCGTGACGCTTTCAGCCAATGCAACACAAACTGTTGTGCAAGCGCCAAAATGCACGACGAGTAGCGTGGTCATACTGAGCGCACAGACTGCAAACGCCAGAGCAGTGCAGTGGAATTACATCGCTGGAAATGGATCATTTACGATCCAGCATGCAACGGCAGCAACAACAGACAGACGTTTTGGATATATGATCGTAGGAGTGTGATGGAAGTCAAAAAGGTCAAGATTACAGAGGGATACGACGAAGCAATTCGCGTCCTACCTTGGCTGACTGAAGCACTCCAATATTCGAGCGACTCGATCACAGAAACCGACATCATACGTGGTTTGATCGAGTACGATTACCAACTTTGGCTAACAGATCATGCAGCTTGCATCACCTCTTTCACAGAGTGGGAAGGCAAGACAGTTTGTTGCTTGTTCCTGATCAGCGGCGAGAAGGGCAAGGCTTTGCCAGAAATATTAGCCGCACACCCAATACTTGAAGAATACGCACGTGAAAAAGGCTGTGATGGTCTGCTCGGAATTGGCCGCGCAACATGGCTCAAGGCACTCAGCAGGATTGGATTTGAACAGGTCTCTAAGAGAGGTTCTGACAACGTATATTTTAAGGAAGTTTGATCGATGGGTGGACAACCAAAAGAAACCACAACAAAAGTTGAACCATGGGGCGGCGCACAGGGCTACCTCACTGATGTTTATAAGCAATATGATCAGCTGATTAAAAGCGGCGCTCCAAAGCAGTGGAGCGGATCGACAGTAGCGGACCAGTCGCAAGCAACCAAAGACGCTCAAAGCGGGCTGCACAATTACGCTTCGAATGCTGCGAACTCGAATGGCATCAAGAACGCGCAAGGCACCGTCAATGATATCACGACAGGCGGCGCATTCGGCACCACAGCACAGGATGCGTTGAAGTCGGGAACGATGTTCTCGAACCCTGCAATTGCGCAGACCAATGCAATCACCAACGGCATCAAAACGAATTATGTGAACCCGGCTGCTGGCCAAGCTGCAAATCTCAACGGCTACACGAATGCTGCTTCTGGTCTGCAAACGAACCAAGCGACTAACCTTGCAACAGCCTACAATCCAGCGCTTGCAAATCTACAAAAGACCGCAGCGGGCAGTAACATTGGCGCTAATCCGTACTTGGAGCAGGCGGTTGCCAACAGTAACCAGAAGATCGCTGAGCAGCTTGGCAACGTAACGCTGCCCACGATTCAGGGTCAGGCCGCAGGCATGGGCCGCTTGGGATCGAATGCATCAGCGAGTCTGATCAACAATGCGACATCGACCGCAGCCGACGCGATGAGCAAAAACGCGCTCGACATGTATCAGGCGCAGTACAACAACGATGTAAGCGCGATGCTACAGGCAAATAACCAAGTTGCATCTGCCTATAACAGCGATGTCAGCAACGCGATGAACGCGAACGCCAACTTGGCGACGACAAACACTGCGCAGCAGGGCCAGCGTATCGCGGGAACGCAATTGTACGGCAATCTAAACCAAGATGCCGCAGCGCTAAATCAGGCCGGTCAGGGCTTGCAGCTTCAAGGTGCCGGTCAGGCTGGTCAACTTGGTAACGCGCAACAAGACTTGCGCAACAGTGCCGCGTCCTCGTTGTGGAGTGGTCAGAACGCGCAGGCTAACACTCAGCTTGGCGCAGCTGGTATGGCCGGTGATATGTACGGCATGGGTTTGCTGCCTTATGAGACGCTTTTGGGTCTTGGTCAGTCGCAGGACACTCGTGCGCAGGACATTCTCAACAACACAATCCAGCGCTACGAACAGAACCAGCAGCAGCAACTTACTAACTACGGTAATTTCGCTAACGTGCTCAATGGCGGTGGTTACTCGAATACCACGACGCCGGTTTACAATAATACAGCGGGACAGATGCTCGGCGGTCTTGGCTCGGCACTCGGCGCGTTGGTTGCGCTATGCGACGTTCGAACAAAGCAGATTATCCGCCAAATCGGAGCGATGCCGCTGGCCGATGGTTCCGAAGTCCCAATGTACGAATTCACCTACACGGACGATCCAGACCAGAAGCTTTGGGTTGGTCCTGTGGCGCAAGAAGTCGAAGCGGCAATTCCGAACTCCACAATGGATATCGAAGGTCGCAAGTACATCATCACAAATGCATTCATGGAGGCCGCGTAAATGGCTTTTGATTTCAGAGAACTTCTTAGGGAAGCGCTTGCAGGCCGTGGCGGTCTTGCTCCGATCCCGCAGCCTCGTCCAGATCAGATTGATCCAGCCGCAACAGCAAGCATTGCCCCATCAGCGTTGCCGGTGGAGGCCGCTGAAGAAGCAGCCACAAATGATCGCTTCTTTTCCAGTCTGTTCAAGGGCAACGACGAGAGGCAAGGCAGCGTTGCAAACGCTCTCATTCAGGGAGGTGCTGCAATGATGGTTGCTGGTGGGCCAAGCGTTGGGAAGCCAACGAATTTCATGTCTGTGCTTGGTTCAGGCATTGGAACGGGTGCGCAAGCGTATAACGACTTCGGTTCTGATCAGGCAGACATCGCCTTGAAAAAGGCCCAGGTCGGCGCTGCAAACGCAAAATTGGCAGCATCGCAGAAGGGTCAGCTGTTGGCCGCAACGTTTGGTAACTTGCCGAAAAACGCCGATGGTTCAGTTGATTTCCGTGGTCTGTCACCGGAGCAACTGTACGAATATTTCAAGTATCAGGTTTCGACCGGCGATGAAGCTGGCGCACGTGACACGCTCGGTATGATTCAGAAATTGCAGCAGACAGCTGCTGGCAATGGCATGATCATCGGTGAAGACGGCAACATGCTGTTGGCTCCCGGCTACGGTGAAAGCCTACGTAGTACAGAAGAATTCAAATCGGGCGGTCGCAAAGCTGGCGAAGCCCCTTACAACACGACCTCCGATCTTACCGAACTAGACCGCATCAACGCGGAACGTGTCGCAGCGGGACAGCCAAAACTCACGACAGAAGAATGGCTAAAGCAGACGCAGACGCGCAAATCCACACAGGTCAACGTGGGCGGCAACTCCAACAAGTTTAAAGACAAGTTGGATGAGAAAGCAGCAGATCGCTTCAACACCATCTCCGAAGAAGGGAACAACGCTAACCAGATGGTTGGTGATATGCAGATGCTTATCGACTTAGGTAAGAAGGTCGGCACAGGTAAGGGCGCTGAATTGATGGTTCAGTTCGGTCCGTGGGCTGACATGTTCGGCATCAAGTTGGACGGACTTAGTGAAGCGCAAGCCTTCGATAGTATTGTAAACCGCATCACACCTCAAATGCGTCCAGCTGGTTCAGGCGCAGCAAGTGACCTCGACGTTCGAATGTTCATGTCTGCTATTCCGAATATCGGTCGTACAGCAGAGGGTAACGAGATCATTGCAATGACGATGCAGAACGTTTCGAAAAACAAGATCGCAGCAGCGGAGATTGCGACACGAGTTTCTAAGGGTGAACTCACATGGGAAGACGGCGACAGAGAAATCCGTGCTTTGCCGAACCCGTACGAGCAGTTCAAGGACTTCCAAAAAAACAAGAAGAAAGGTCCAACCATCGGCGGAACTGCCTTCAAAGATGAACCTGCGCAGGAAGTCCCACAGGTCCCACCAAATGAGCCGGTGACGGTAAATAATGCGAGTGATTATGCAAAGCTTCCAAGCGGCTCAATTGTCATCTGGAACGGACGCAAACTGAGAAAGCCGTAACATCGGTTTTCTTCCACGAATAAGAACCCCGGCAAACGGGGCGAGGTGAGTATTGGCTAAGCCCGCGCTGAATAGCAACGCGATGTACGCGTACAGGTATTTGCAAGACAAGTACAAACTCAAGGACTACCAAGCCGCTGGTGTTGTTGGCAATCTGATGCAGGAAAGCACATTCAACACTGGCGCACGTAATGCCGGTGACGGTCGCGATGGCTCAGATTCAGTTGGTATCGGTCAATGGAATTCTGATCGTGCGCGTAACATGCGTGCCTATACCGGCGATAGTTCTTCACTGGATCGTCAGCTGGATTTCGTCATGCACGAGATGCAAGGTAGCGGCAATAATGGCGGTGGTTCAGAAGCGTATGCTTGGAACCAGTTGATGAACTCGAAAGACGTTCACGGCGCAACGGCTGCGATAATCTCGTATGAGCGTCCAGCAGGTTGGTCCAAGCAAAATCCTACAGCGGGTCATGGTTTCGATAATCGCTTATCGTGGGCTGGCGAGGTCATGGGCATGTCGCCGGATCAGATTGCTTCTGCAAGACCCTCCGCAGCTTCACAGGCGCAAGCGCAGGCCGTTGCAAGTGCAGGCACTACCCCGGACGAGACAGCAGTAGCGAAGCCTCCTGAGAAGAAATTGTTCGAAAAACTTGGCTTGCCATCGATCCCTGAAAAGATTGGTGGTTTCGATACTGCCAAAGGCTTCAAGGCAATGGGTGATATCGGCAAGCTGATGACCGAACACGCCGAGGCACAGAACAAGCAAGTTCAGGCAGCAGCGCAAATGGGTCAGAACCGACGCGCAAACGCTGGTCCGGTTGAGGTGCAGCAAATTGATACCGCGCTATTCGGTAACGCAATCAATGCGGCCAATGCACCTACCGCTGCTTTGTCTGTCACACCTCAGATTAGCGAAGAAATGAAGAAGAAACTGCTCATGGCCCGTCGCGGTGGACTTGGCGGTCTAGGTGGTTTTGGGAGAGCGTAATGGGTCCAAATGTTAATTTTAAAAAGAAAGATGATCTACCCGACTGGCTTGCTGGCGCTGTTCCCATTGAGGATGGAACAGTCGGTGAAGCTTTGCCGGAGTGGCTTGCGGGCGCGGTGCCAGTTCAAGATGAGGCTCCTAGTAGCCGTTTCACCGAAGACCAGATCAATGTGAATTATGAGGCACCTGCAAGCGTGCGATTTGAAGTCGGTGCGCTGGTAAAGCCAGAGGATCGCCTTCGCGTTTTGCAGAAACATTATCCCGATGCCGAACCGTATGGTGACGGTAACTTCATCATGACCCATCCCGAAAACGGTGAGGTCATGCTGTATAATCAAGAAGGTTGGATTCCAAGCGCAGGCGATTTTGCCAGCGTTGTGCCAGAAGCAGCTGAAGTCATCGGGGCTGCCGGTGGTGGCATTTTTGGTGGTCTAGGTGGTGCGGCTGCTGGGACAGCAGTTCCCGGCGTCGGCACTGTTGCGGGTGGTGTTGGTGGCGCAATGACTGGTGCGGGCGCTGGTGGCGCTACCGCGAAGGATCTCGCTGAACGCGGCATCAATTGGTGGTTCGGCAACGAGGACACACGCACGCTAGGCGAATACGCCAAGGACAAGGCTATAGACGCTGCAATGAGCGCAGCTGGTGAGGGCGCGGGCATGGTTGCTGCCAAAGCAGGCCAAGCCATCGCTGCGCCCATTAAAGCGAGATGGGCCGGCAAGGCAATGGACGATGCCGCTGCCAAGCAGTTGGCGAAGGATTTTGCCGATGAAGGCATTAAGCCGACCGCAGGCACTATCACGCAGAACCCCAAAACGCTTAGGGCTGAGGCAAACATTGCCGCACGTAACCCACATAGCCGTGTTGCGGAAACACAGGATGCGATCGATCGCGAACTTGCTTCTCGTTTCGAGAAAACCGTCGAGGCTGTGGGCGCAAATTCTGATCCAGCTGCTCTTGTCGGCACGACGCAAAGCGCTGGTGAAGGTCTAGTAGCCAAGGCACAAGAGGCAAATCGAAACCTCAACCAACAGCGTGACACCATGTACAGCCAGCTCGACAGCATGGTTGGTTCGACACCAAGTGCTGGCGGATCAAATACGCAGGCATTGCTTGCGAAGATGAATACCGAGAAAAAGGCGTTTGGTGACAGCGCAAAGATCAACAAGGGTCCGCTTCTCGATGATGCTATTCGTCAGACCAAGGCCGCAGCCGGTGACTTGAAGAAGGGCATTTCATTCCGTGACGCACAAGAGATGCGCAGCGCAGTAGGCAAGCGGGCTTTCGACCGCAACACCGATCCTTACTTGGCAGGCCGTTACAAGCAGTTGTACGAGGCTGTAACCAACGACATGGCAGAAACCGCAAAAAGTGCGGGCGATGAAGTTTTCAAGGCGTGGAAAGAGGCTGACAGCTTCAACGCTTCCCTGTACGGGCCGAATAGTCCGAAGGAAGCCGTAAAGGGTCTGACAAAAGCCGCTGATCCAGAAGCCGCATTCAGTTTCCTCACACAGAAGGTCAAACAGGGTGGAACGCGGATCAAGGCTGCTCGTGAGCAGATCGAACGTGTTGGTGGTGCCGCGCAGTGGGACGAGACTGTTGGCGTCTATATGAACCGCATCGGCACTCATCCAAATGCAGCGGGTGAAAGCGTGTTCAGTCCGGGCCGCTTCTTGCAGGAATGGAAGAAGATTGCACCGGAGGCAAAGGACGAACTCTTTGCAGGCGCACGCCAGACATACCGACAGGACTTGGACAAGCTTGCCCGAATGGTTGAAGCACGGAGCGCCGCAAGCAAAGTCAAAGGCCGTCTAGGCAGCGAAGCCGACAACCTTCTCACACAGGCATTCAGGACGGTGACAGCACCGGTCAGCGCGGGCAAACGCGTTTATATGGATCGCTTGCTCACGGATAGTCGCGTGGTCAAATGGATGACAGGAATACCGCAAGCGCAAATGACAAAGGGCGGCATTCGAGATCACATCAGCTGGTTGCGCAATTTCAGTCGTGAAGCACTTCGCGCTGGCACAGATGATAGTGAAGCCCTGCACAACGCAATCAACAATTACCTCGCAGATAGCGGGATTGAAGACCAAGAGAAATAAGCAATCCGATTAAATACCGGACAGCACCAAAACAATAATAAAAACAAGGTGGTGATCGATGGCAGATATCTCTGCAAGCAACTGGAATGAACAGGACGTACTGAATAATAGTGCTGCCCCAAACGGACTACCGAAAGGTGCGCAACCTAGCGCCGTGCAGCTGGTAACAACTGATACACGAGGCGCGGTCAAGCGCTTTTGGAACCGCATCAATTCCTTTTACACGACCACCGGAACTACGTCTGCACTCATCTTGACGATGCAAGTGGCTCCAGCGGGCTATGTGAAAGGTGAGCGCTTAGCGTTCTTCTCCAGCCAATCAAACACCGGTGCAATGACGCTTAACGTCAACGGGCTTGGCGCAAAGTCAATTCTACAGCAGGATGGCGCGGCATTGGCCCCAGGGCAGATCGTAGCTGGATCGGCAACGACTGTAATCTACGATGGCGCTGCTTTCCGCCTTGAGAACTACGCGAGCAATCCGAAATTCAGCGGAACGGTAAGCGCGGATGCCGTTTCGGCAACGACCATCACCGGCACGCTTTCGGGCAACGGTGCGGGCATCACGGCCATCAATGCTTCGAACATCGCTACTGGCACAATCGCAGACACGAGATTGCCTGCCACGATGTCAGGTAAGTCCTTCACTACTGATGTTTCGATCAATCAGACACTATCAGTGGGAACCACTAATGGCGGTGGTATCGAGGTCGGACGAACAAATGGAACGGCTTCTCCGGCCTTTATCGATTTTCATACATCGGCAACAGCCGTTGATTACAACGTTCGTCTGAACGCAACGGGTGACACTGCGAATGCAGGTGGAACACTTGATATTCTCTCAGCTTCGCTGAAACATAACGGTGCAGAAGTTTGGGACACAGCGAGCCTACCAACACCAGCAGTTCAAGCAACGCAGGTGATTGCCGGTAATGGTCTAACGGGCGGTGGCACGTTGGCCGCAAGCCGCACCATCATGCTTGGTACTCCCGGTACGATTACCAACGCAACGACAAACGCGGTAAGTACAACATCACATACCCATGCGTTGACGCTGGTTGCAGGTGATATCACCGGTGCTTTGGGGTACGCGCCTGTGGACACCTTGGCATTCACGCCACTCGTGACGAGGACAACAAGCCTCGAAACTCGTGCAACTAATCTTGAGGGACGTGCGACGGCTCTTGAGAGTGGTGGCATAAAATATGTCGGGCGTGCATCACCGGGAGGTTCAACGAATTTTTCGTTGGGCGGTATTCCTATCGACGCTAAACGAGTAACGCTTGTGTTCTACGTCTCCACAGCAGCCGCTACGGCGGTCTGGCTTAGGTTAGGGCGAGCAGCCGGATGGCAGGAAAGTGGCTACGAAGGATCGTGGTCACAGCACGTATCTGGCTCAATCAGCGGTGGTGCAACAGCGGCTGATAGGTTCCAATTTGCAGGTCGAGGCAGCACGCTTCACCGTTACGTGGTGACAATGCTCCGAAACAGCCCATCAGAAAACACTTGGTTTGTACGTTCGGAAGCGGATCGTGGTTCTGGATTTCAATGGTTCAACGGTAGCGTGGCACTAACCGGTAATCTCACGAGTTTGCTCTTCAGTAATGACTCAAACAGTGTGATGAATGGGCAAGTCGACGTTTATGCTGAGTAAAATATTCTTGGCTCCGAACGTGACGTGACCGGTGCTGGCTAATCATATCGAAGTGTTTGGGGACGGGGACGAAAACTTCGGTCAAATTGGTCACCAAATGGACCGAAGCGATTAGCCAGCACTGGCTTGTCACGTTACCGGGGGAGGGCTCGGTGACTGTCATCTCTAGTGGGCTTAGATGACGTCGAGATAATTCATCAGTGAGAAAATGGTTCCGCTACTAAGGCAGATGGCCTTTTGTAAGTAGGTATTGTGCGTGTAGCGGGATTACAAACGAATGACCCTAGTGAGACCAAGACGTACCATCTCGGCTTCCGCGAACTGGACCGCTGGTGCTTCGTCCTCATACGTAGTCGTAGTTGCAGCCCCGTCTTCAATGACGCGCACGGTCCAGAGTTGATTCGAGAAGAACAACTCGACGGAATTACCAATAATGTTCTCGATCTGGTCGAACAGGTCTGCCATTTGCCCTACCTACCGTAATGGGAAGCGGTATTCTAGTACGACATAAAGAGCGTACGTTACCGTACAAATCAACTCTCAGAAACCCATAATTAGTGAATTGAATATTAGACGATCAGCAGGAATGATGCACTCACAAATCGGTTTGACGTAAGGTGAGTTTCTGCGAAGGCGTTATGACCAAGTACTTCTTTCATATCACGTACAAGGACGAGACTGCTCTTGACGAATACGGGAGCCATTTCTCGACGCCATATCGAGCGATTACCGAAGCGGAGTTAAATCTTCTAACTTTTGCCTTGGAAGCAAAGGTAAGAGGCAAGTCGGTCCCGCACACCGTCGTGATCGTGGAAGATGGAATTTCGCGCAAATTCGTCGCCGCGAGAAGCACGGAAAATTAGTGCTGACCAAGCGAAACAGCCGTTGTCAGTTAGCGGCTGGTGTCCAAACAGTCAGGCTTTGGCGGCCCTGACGTTATCCCCCGATTGGTCAGCGGAGGAATTGATGAAGAAGATGGTGCGCAAGCGCAAGCGAAAATAATCACGCCGCAGCTCGAAGTCTTGAATGGGCCTCTTTAGCCACCGTTATCTGACTTTCGGTCGCTCCATCGATGATAAGCATCTCTCGAATTTCATCCCAAGGCTGCTCGATATTGTTGAGTGTTATGATCCGAGTGCCAGCACGGTCGAAAAGATAAATCCGGGTATAGCCTGCGACGTAAATCGTTGCAGTCTGTAGCGCGAAATCGACCTGTATTTGAGAAACGAAACGCTTGATCGATTGCGCGACCTTGGACCGGCTTACGAATATCTCTTCGTCGGTACCAGTCTTCCACAACGCGCGCTCCGCAGCGATTGTCTCGCTCACATCATGAAGTTTGCTGGCTTGGTCGTCAATCGATCCGATGGCAGCACGAAGTTCGTTCGATTTAGCTTTCAACTGCTCGATCTGTCCACGAAGGTGTCGGATGCGTGCGATGAATTCCAAACGTGTCTGGTCGTCGTCCGCGAGTTCTGCCATCGACATCGCATTCTTGCGGCGCTTTTCGAGATCGAGCAGATCGTCATCGACACCTTGGGCTTCCTCTACCAAGACATCACGCTGCACGGACGTCTTGGTGACGCCTAGTTTACTGTCGAGATAGAAATCGGTCACGTGATCTAGAATACTGTTTTCCAAATTCGTGTACGGAAACATTTTCTTAGGGCCGGGACACGTTTTGTCCTCGTAGCGGGTCTTGCAACGGTAATACTGGAAATCATTTCTGGTCGATCTCACCAAACCCAGACCGCCATGGCAGTGAACACATCGGGTGATCATCTGGAATAAATTCGCGTACTTTAGACCTTTCCGACCTGTCCTAGCGACTTGTGAACGATTGCGTTGAACACGCCAAAAAATTTCTTCACTGACCGCAGCTGGATAATACTTTGGAATTGGCTCGCCCATAGGCACGAGTTTGCCATCAACCGTATCGTGGACTTGCAGCGTGCCAATTGCGGTTTCGTTTTTCAAAATGCGGATTACGGTTGTTTCCCACCATTTCGAACTGCTGGCTTTTAGCGGAGCTGTGTTTGCCTCATTCAGCAGACGAGCGATTTTCAAGGGTCCGACGCCCTGATCGGCAAGTTCAAAAATTTTCTGAACTGTTTTAGCGTGTTCATTTAGCGTGAACTTGCAGTCCTTGCTTCCTTGAATTCGGATCTGATCGATCCACCCCACGCATTGAGGTAGAAAGCGGGGGAGGCCAGCGATCATGTCCTTTCGTAAAGCATCTGCATTCTTTTTGCTGTTGTAGGATTTTCTCGCACTTTCCTCGTGACCACGGCTCATGATGGTTAACGAGATAATCATTTGCGTGAAATCACGCCCGCAATCGTACACCTGCCCATCTGTCAGCGTGACGATTTTTATTCCAGCTTGAAGCAGCGCTATGAATTGCGCCTGCGCATCGATTGGTGTCTGTCGGGATAGGCGGTCGAGGTTCTCGACAAGCAGATACGAACCAACGGCAATTTGGCCAGTTGCCACCAAATCGATGAACCGGCCAAGCGCACCAGACTTAACGTGATCGCCATGATAACCGGATTTACCAAGATCGCGTAAGCTGTCGTCTAAATCTAAGCCATGCTGAGCCGCATACGCTTGCGCAGCTTCTAACTGCCGTTCTTCACCTCGGCCTTTGCGCTGCTCTTTTGTTGAGATTCGGATGTAAGAATAGGCTTTTGTTGGCATTGTTAACTCCGCATACTGCACCTTTAAATCGTGCCCCTTAACGCTATGTGTATAATGCACACAAAGCGCGTGGGCGGTGGGGTGCAGAATTTTGAGGCGGTGAAGCTGGTGAAGTTTGCGGCGAGTTGAGAACGCGGTTCTTCATCTTGATGTGGTCATGCCGGAGGTTTCCGGCATGACCGAAGACGAAAAGAAACGTCACCGCCCGTGGCTCACCCCCCTCTGTCCTGCCGGACATCTCCCCCAACAAGGAGGGAGATCGGCTAGACGCGTGATCCCCACTCTATCCGCAGCCTTCAAGATGGGCGAGAGGCCTCAACGGGTCGATCTCCCCACCTGTGGGGGAGATGTCCGGCAGGACAGAGGGGGGTGAGCCACGGGCGATGACAGGCAATAGTTGCTGCTGCAACACCCCAATTCCCCCGGAGACACCATGACCTATGCCACACTGACCCCGCCCCAGGCGGAGGCGTTGACGCTTGCCGAGGTGAAGGCGCATTTGCGGCTGGATGGCGCGGATGAGGATGCGCTGCTGGCATCGCTGATCACAACCGCGCGCGAGCATCTGGAACGCCAAACAGGTCTGTGCCTCATGCGGCAGAGCTTCCGGCTGTATCTGGACGCATGGCCGGAAAGCGGCGTGATTCAGATTGCGAAGGGACCGGTGCAAGCCATCGAAACGATTCTGGTTTTTGATGATGCGGGCGACCCAACCGATATTACCGATACGGACAAACTGCTGGATGGTCAGGCGCGACCGGCGCGGCTGTGGCTGCGCCAACCGCCTGTACCGGGGCAGCCGCTGAACGGTATCGAGATCGATTTTACCGCAGGCTTTGGCGAAAGCGGCGCTGAGGTGCCCGACACGCTGAAGCGGGCGATGCTGATCCACATCGCGCATATGTTTGCCTTTCGCGGCGCGGTTTCACCTGCCGACCAGCCTGCGGGTGTGCCCGTTGGCTACGAGCGGCTGATTGCGCCGTTTTGCAGATTGGGGCTTTGAGCGATGAATCTCACCTTTCTCGACCCCGGCCAGCTGACGGCGCGGCTGGAGCTGGAGGCACCGGAGGAACTGCCTGACGGGCAGGGCGGTGTGACGGCTGGCTGGCGGTTGCTGCGCTCTCTCTGGGCGGCCATCGAGCCGGTTTCGCAAGGGGCTTACGAGCGCGCATCCGCCGATGGCGTGGCGGTGACGCACCGCATCTGGGCGGGGTTTCGCGGCGATATCGAAGCGGGCATGCGGCTTCGCAAGGGGGCGCGGCTGTTTGCGGTGAAATCTGTTGTCGACCCGGATGAAACGGGCCGCTTCATCGTCTGCCGCTGCGAGGAGGAAAGCCGATGAGGGCGGCGAATGCGCTGTTGCAGGCGGTGCACACCCGCCTTGCCGGAGATGCGGTGCTGGTGGGCATGGTGGGTGCGCGCGGCATTGTCGACCGGCTGTTGCCGAGGCCGGTTCTGCCTTGCGTTGCTTTCGGCGAAATCGACAGCCGTGATTATTCGACGGCTTCAGAACGGGGTGAAGAGCATTTCCTGACCATCGAGGTGTGGAGCGAGGAGGGTGGGCGCAAGCTGGCGCAGGACATTGCAGTGCGCGTTCTGACGCTGCTCGACGATGCGCCATTGGTGCTGGGCGGAGGGATTGCGCTGGTAAGCCTGTTTTATCGCTCCAGCCGGTCTGTGCGGCAGGCGAAAACGAAGCAGTTTTTGACGGAGATACGGTTTCGGGCGGTGACGGAGTAGGGGCGGGTGGGTGCGGTGGTTATCTCTCCCCCTGTGGGAGAGAAAGCGTTTTCAACATCTTAAGCTTAGCTTAAGTGTTAGAAATCGCAAGTGAGGGGTCTGGCCTCGGCGTAAGCGGCAAACCCCTCACCTAGAAAATCTACGACTTAGCCTTTGGCTAAGATCGTGATTTTCTGTCCTCTCCCACAGGGGGAGAGGTTACCCGGCCGCACCGTTTCCCCTTTCATTTTTAGTTTGTGAAAGGACACATCATGGTGGCGCAGAAGGGGAAAGACCTGCTGCTGAAGATCGATAATGGCGGGGCGTTCGTGACTGTGGCCGGGCTGCGCACGAAGCGGCTGGCGTTCAATGCGGAGAGCGTTGATGTGACGGATGCGGAAAGTGCCGGGCGGTGGCGGGAATTGCTGGCGGGGGCGGGTGTTCAGCGGGCGGGGCTGACGGCATCGGGCATCTTCAAGGACCAGCAGAGCGACGCGCTGGTGCGCGGGCAGTTTTTTGCCGGGGCCATTCCCGGCTGGCAGATCGTGATCCCGGATTTCGGCACCGTGTCCGGGCCGTTTCAGATTACGGCGCTAGAATATTCCGGGCGGCATGATGGCGAGGTGCAGTTCGAGATTGCGCTGGAATCGGCCGGCGCCATCAGCTTTGGAGCGCTGTGATGGGGGTCGCGAATTTCGGGCGGGCCAACCGCAGACGCGGAGAGGTGGAGGCGGTGCTGGATGGCGAGCGGCGCATTCTGTGCCTGACGCTGGGCGCGCTGGCGGAACTGGAAACCGCCTTCGCCGCCGATGACCTGACGGGCTTGGCGAGCCGCTTCGCCAGTGGGCGGATGAAGTCCGCCGATATGATCCGCGTCATCGGGGCCGGGCTTCGCGGTGCTGGCAACGTGTTTTCCGACGACGATGTGGGGGGCATGAGCATCGAGGGTGGAATTGCCGGTTATGCAACGATCGTGGGAGACCTCCTGACCGCGACCTTTGCCGGAACCGGCACGGAGGGGCAGGCCACGGCTTCCCCTTGAGTGCCGCAGCGGGTTCAAGCCCTGATCATGGTGCCAAGCCCTTTCCCTGGGGGCAGGTGATCCATGCGGGCCTGAGTCTGCTGCGGCTTTCTCCAACGGTTTTCTGGGCGCTGACGCCCGTGGAGTTCTTTGCCATGACGGGCGGGATGAGGCCGCAGCGTGATGGTTTGGATCGCGGTGGGCTGGAGGGGTTGATGCGGGCTTTTCCGGATTGTTGATCAGGGCCTTGCCGTTTTCTTCGGACGGCCCCCTTTTGCGCCATTGGCGCGGCTAGCGGCGGCTTTGGCGGGGGAGCGGCTTTTCCCGCCACGGCTTTGCGCCTCCATGAAGGTCTTGCTGCCGAAGATGCCGCTCATCAGGCCAGTGACGGTATAATCCACGTCGAGGCTTTCCCAGTGGAGACCGGTTTCACCCAGCAATTCGACTTCGGCGAGTTGCGCCGTTGTCGCCAGCTCCAGCCCTTCCACCGCGCGGGCGGGGAACATGAAGGATGCCCCATTGGTGAAATCCACGATGACCCGTTCCGATGGCGCGTCGAAGCGAATCGCGTTCGGGACAGGGCGCTCTGCCCGTTCATGCCCCCAGCGCTTTTTTGCCTGGGCAAGTTCCTGATCGCTGATCTCAACCATGATATTTCCTCCAGGTATCGAGAAAGAGTTGCCGGTGTTCTTCGACCACATCTACAGCTCGTCGAACATCCCTATCTGACATGCCTCCCTGCGTGATGACGGTGAGATTGATGATGTCGATGCGGCTTTCTCCTTCGCCATAGACATGAGCGTGAGGCGGTTCGTGATCCGCAGTGTAGACGACGAAACGCATTCCGTACTGGCGAAGAACCGTAACCATTATACAAATAACCTAACTTCTTGGGTTTTTCAAGTGATTTAACAATTGCTGCGTCATTCCAATCCCCTAGCATCCCAAATTGAATCAGAAAGGCAAGGCCGATGGCTGATGAGACGAGTTTTGGCGGCCAGCGTGATGAGGCGCAGGCTTTGGCTGACGTGATGGAGGATCTGGAGCGGCGGTCGCAGCGGTTTGGGTCGGCTTTGACGTCTGCGCTTCAGGCGGCTTCCACGGGTGGGAAGGGGTTGGACAGCGTGTTGCAGGGGTTGGGGACGCGGCTTTCCAATATTGCGCTGTCCGCCGGGTTGAAGCCGCTGGAGAACATGCTGTCTTCGGCAGTGAGTAACCTCACATCGGGGGCGGGGTCGCTGTTTGCCTTTGCCAATGGCGGTGTGCCGGGGCGGGTGACGCCTTTTGCTGAGGGTGGGGTGGTTTCGAGCCCGACGTTTTTTCCCATGAGTGGCGATATGGGGTTGATGGGTGAGGCGGGGAGTGAGGCGATCTTGCCGCTGAAGCGCGGGGCGGATGGGTCACTGGGCGTGGCTTCTGCCGGGGGCGGTGGAGGTACGCAGATCGTGTTTAACGTGACGGCGAGCGATGCGGCGAGTTTTCGGCGTAGCGAGGGGCAGATTTCGGCGATGCTGGCGCGGAGTGTGGGGCGGGGGCAGCGGGGGCTTTAG